TTAACCGTTTTCAGAAGAGATAAGATACCCCTTCATGCTTTCAGATAAAGAGCTTAATTCAGCTGCAAGCCTAGCAATTTTCTTTTTCTCACTTCTTGCAATATCTTCAAATAATGTTTCACATGTAGCAGAGTGTAATTTGGACTGAATTGACTCGCCGTTAGTTCCGTTAAGATACTCAATAAATTCATCTATCTTTTTAATCCATACTTGAAGTTGTGAAAGCTGCTCTTGTCTAACTTTTTGAGTATCTGTTATAGTAGGAGCGTTTACATCAAAATCCTCAGGCTTTGCAGTATCCAGCTTACTAGCCATAGCTTCTTTATCAGTCTTAGGTTCAACTGAAGGTGTGTCTAACTTATCATCTACATCTTGTTCTAATATAGTATTAAAAGCTCTTTTAAATAGATCCATACAATTATTTATGAGATAGATTAAATAATTTTGTGAAAAACGTTGTGTCTGAAAACGATATGTCTTTAAACTACAATAAATGGGTTAAAGGAATCGCTGATAGAGAATTTGGATCACAGAAACTTATGCTGAATGATTTGTTCAATAAGCAAAAAGAACAAGACCAATCAATAAACCTTGTAAGACACCAAAATAGCTTACCATTCCCGTTAGATCAACTAGTACCGACGCTTGGCAATGCTATAATAAGTTTAGAAAATTCTTTGAATATTATTAAAACTTTAAAGAATAACCCTTTAGTTAAGAGCGAAAGCAGTAACACTGCTTTTATAGAGGATGCATTGAAAAACCTAGAAGAAGCTGCCAAATTTATACAGAATGCAGCGAAATGTGTTGATAATATTAAAAGTAGCATTTAATATAGTTTGATGCTAAAAGTAGCTATACAGCTTTCTTCTTTTTTAGTTCTCTGTGTCTTTTCAGGAATAGCCTTTACTAAATTAGGGTTCAATTTCTATCTAGGAATTATCGTTGGTGGAGCAATTCAGTATATTTTTACCTATGCAATTAATTCTTTTATACAGACCTATGCCTCTCTCAAAAATAAAGAATTAGAAAATGAAAGAATAAAACAATTCTCTCTACAAGGCATGGAAGTAGAATGCCCATGTAGTAAAAAGGTTAAAGATTTTGTACCTATAATTCTTAATACTCAAAACAAATACAAATGTAAAGAATGTCAAAAGTTAATTAGTGTTTATATAGCCCCCACTACTGCACTAGTTACAGAGCCTCTCATAAACACAGACATTACCGATCCAAAGATTATTGAAACCAATGAGCTCTGAAATTGACAAGATTACCAACACAGTTTCACCAACTTCTTTGGAGCCAAAAAAAGACAAATCTCTTGATGTTAACTATTTTGTTCAATGCATAGAAAGTGCCCTATCTTCTGAACTTAAAAAATACTTTGACACTGGTTACAACTATTACAAATTAACCGGTAACAATAGTGTCAGTTTTTTAAAAAACTTTTTTAATCTGTTTAATGATTATATTAAAATGACCTTTAGAGATAGTGATATTAAGGCTGAAGATCAAGAACTTATAATTGAAAATCTAAATCTTTTACTAAAAAGTATTGAGCTAAATTTCAGTGTTTTTGAAAACTTTATAAATAATTATAAATTACCAAAAAATACATTTGACTCAAATAAGCTTTTCATGATAATAACAGGATATGCAATCAATAACCTCAAAAAAGATTTTAGAAATCAATCTCAAAGATAAAACTGAACAAATGCCTTTGGTGACATATGCAAGGTGGCTATGTCTTATTGAAGCAATTGAATTAGTTTGCTCTAAGGCCAAGCAAATGAAAATTGATACTGCTAATAATATTGATTGGATTAAGCCCCTAGCTTTTCAAAAATTTATTGAAGAAAGAATTGAATCTATGGTAGATGAAGTTGAGATTCATGAGAATGACTCTAATTTAGAAATAAATAAACAAGATATACAAATATGCAATACCCAGCAGGAACAAGTTTTGCAGTAGATAAACAGAAGCTTAACAAAGCTGTTCTCTCGAACAAACTGTTCTTTAAGCAAGGCATTTACACAATTAGAACTATAAGAAAAAACCAAGACAAGATTGTATATACTTTTACCTATAACAATACAACAGTTGATTCACTAAGTTGCGGCACATGTCAAGAGGTTGACAAGGTTATAGCATTTTGTAGAAATGAGCCTCTCAAAGAACCAGTCAATTCGTTAGAAACAGATCTCTAGTAATTACCATAAACATCACCATAATCTGTCTTACTATAGTCAAATATCTTCTTTGATGCATCTTCTACACTATAATCATAGGGTTTATCTGCTCCGAAGACTGCATTATTTTTTGTATCGTCGAATACCTGCTGATTAACAGCCTCACCTGATAAACCTGGTTCAAAAGAATATTCAAATCTTTTAGCTTTAATTAACCATACATAATGACCCATAAGAGGGTTTATTCTTGCTGAATCTTCATCTAGACGTTCTGTTATTTCAAAAATCTTTCCATCTCTGCCACCAGGTCTATCACTACCATACTCTGTAAGTTGAAACAAGTCACCTGACTTAGGTTCTGACCCCCAGCCAAACGTTTCATAGAACGAAGAAATATGTACATAAGCTGTTATCTCATCATCTGCTTGTAGGCCATATTTTGATAACATTAAAGCATTTTCATTTAAATCAATTAACATTTTAATTGTTTGCGGAGGGGAATATACTTGTGTTGGTTGCTCACCGTATAAATTGTCAGCACTAGCAGTAGTAAAATTATTAAGGATATAACCTACTTTCTGTCCATATAAATTAATTTGTTCTTTCCAGTAGTTATCAGTTATAGTGATGTCACCACTATTATTATTTTTATCTACTAAAGAAAAACATTCATTAACATTACCATTTGAAGCAGGGTATGTAAGTATACCTGGGCTTCCCTTGAAATACATTGAACAATCATCATTAATCATTTTGAAAAAGCAAATAGCCCCCTTTTGGATTTAACATTATATTAATATTTGTACCAATTAATCTTTTTACTTCACCAGGTCTTAATGTTGCAACATAATTATGCTTTCTTTTTAACTCTTTTATTTTTTCTATATTATTAAGAACTATATATTTTCTATTTTTATTATTTTTTAATTCTTCTGTTCCATCTGCTTTTTTAGCCTTATGCATATCAGCTATTGGTTTATGCGGAACAGATGTGTTTAATAAACCGTCATTTTTTAAATGTCTAGGACCTATCTTTTTATCATTATAAAAAAACTCAAAGAAAGTCATAATATTATTTAATCAAAAAAAAAGCCTAACTTGCGTTAGGCTTTTTTTTTACCTACACTACCAAATTATTTTTTGAATAGATAGTCACCAACATTGTGCTTGTTAGGGACTTTGTTATTCTTGGATTGTAGCTTGGCTCCGGCGCTATCAGGTAGATCTTTGCCTTTACCATCTACTTCACCTTTTACTTTTCCATCACCGTGGCCTTTTGCAACTAAGCTATCAACTGTACCGCCAACCTTGTTGTTTTTGCCAGTTAAACTATGTCCAGCAGAAGCAGGGACTTCTTTTAGCTCAGTAGCTTCTTTATGTGATTCTTCTTTTTCGTCCTCTTTCTTATCTTTCTTTTCTTCTGCATCTTCACTAGGAGCAGCTGCTTCTGCATCTTCACTTTCGCCTTCTGCACCTGCTTCTTCTCCACCAACTTCTTCTTCTCCGCCCTCAAGAACACTCATTAGAGCGTCATGAAGCTTTTGAGCAAGTTCACGAGGAAGAGAAAGAGTTACTTCACCTTCAGAAGCACCAGCCTCTTCACCGCCAACCTCAATACCAAGATCTACTGCATCTTGTGCATCGGTGCTAGCACCCATTACATCTTCAAAAAGTTTATCAAAATTTGACTTGCTCATAAAAGTATTTATTTCCTTTTGCTCACTTTTTTCAATATTTTCTTTAAAATTTTGACTAGAAAGTTTTTCCGCACCTTGAAATGTTTCTTCGCCTTTTAATTTCTCTGGATCACAAATTTCTTCTTTAAATCCGCTAGCTTCAGCAGGACCGGAAGGCTTACTAATAAATGGCTTTTTCTTTTCCTTTACATCTTTTGCCATCTCAAATGTTCCTTTAGTGGGAAAGCTTACTTTCTCACTATAAAGATTCTCAATATCTTTCATTTGACGTGTTAAATTCATATTAAGTATTTATATAAATGAGCGATAATAAAAATAAACAATTTTATTTAGGCAATAAAAACTTACCCAGGCCTGAAGCTCAATTTGACTATGCATCAAACCCAAAGTGGGTTTCTGATATACAAAAGTGTAAAAAGAATATACTATATTTTGCTGAGAACTTTTTTTATATTGTTAACCTAGACAGAGGTAAAGAACAAATACAACTATATAACTACCAGAAGAAAATTTTGAGATCTCTCAGAGATAACAGATTTGTAGTATTATTAGCTTCAAGACAGATAGGAAAATCGACACTACTTACTATATATGCCTTATGGGTTGCTTGTTTTAACGAAGATCAAAACATATTAATAGTAGCCAATAAAGAAAGTACTGCTATCAATATTTTCAAAAGAGTAAGGCTTGCTTATGAACAGCTACCAAATTACCTTAAACCAGGAACTGTTGAGTATGGAAAGACTTCTATGACTTTAGGTAACGGTAGCAGTATAGGTATATCAACAACCTCATCTGATGCAGGTAGAGGTAGTTCAGTAAACTGTTTAATTCTTGATGAGTTAGCATTTATTGACAATCATCTTGTCGAACAATTTTGGCGATCTGTATACCCAATTATATCATCATCTAAAAAATCTAAAATCTTTATAGCCAGTACCCCAAACGGTACAGATAATTTGTTTCATGAATTGTATAATGGGGCAACAGAAGGTAAAAACGACTGGAAAGCAGAAAGAGTTGATTGGTGGGAAGTCCCTGGAAGAGATAAAGACTGGAAAGAAAAAACTATACGCTCTCTTGGAAGTACAGAAGCATTTGATCAAGAATTTGGCAATATATTTTTACAGACTGGTGAAAGTTCAGTTAATGA